TTATTTTATTTCCACAATATCCTTCAAATTAATCTTACTTAAACCAGTTTCTTCATATAAATAGAGTAACTGTGTGTGAACATCTACTTTGTGTATGTAACCCTCTATTGTTTGTATATACCCTTGTACAAAATAGCGCACTTCTATAGCTGGGTCGTTGTACATTTTAAATATCAATGTATCGTTTAATATATTCAATTGGTCATCGCTTAATTCAGGCTTTTCTATTTTGTTTTGGTCTTGCATATATTCTTTTAAACGCTCATGCTGCTCGGGTATTGTGGCAAACGGCGCCCACTTAACCATGCCACGACCTTCTGGTATACGTGGATTTAAATATTCACGTGGTATATTGCGATAATCAGATTCGTATTTATATTCATCTGGTGCATCTTGGTTAATAATCATATTAATCACCTCATGAACATAATAGAACACTTGTTCGCATATGTAAATAAAAAATAACCGCATCAATTAAGATACGGTTACTGCCTTTCTTCTTCTTTATCTTCAACGTTATTATTTTGTGATTCTCCAGTAAATATTCCTAGCATTGATATAAATGTGAACCCAACAAATATAGTTCCTAAAACTGCATGCCCTTTTAATATTAAGTAGAAACTGCCAAACCCAAATAATATAGCTAAAACAAAAGCGAGTACAAACCTAAAATAAAAACTTCTTGCAACATGATTTATTGTCTTTGCTTCCATTTTTCGTCTGTGGTCAGATTCCCCTATGCCGTTATCAATTATCCTTTTAGCTGAGCCTGGATCTAATTTATCGTAACCCTCTAAGATTTTGGGGTGTGGAATAGGACCATTATACATTTCTAAAGTAGCAATTAAATCCTTTTTGTCTTCATCATCAACATCTGACCGTTTTACAGCATCAATAATATCTAAGTCGTGATTTTCTTTTTCGTTATCTGGCATAATTTTTTATAGCCTTTCTAATATCGTTTCCTACTTTGGTGTAATCTCCATTTATTTTTTTCCAGTCTTCAGAAGTTTTATCTTTCTTATGGTAATAAACGTTTACATTATTTATTGTTTTTTTCTTATCGTGAGGAGAAATAATATTAGTAAAAGAACTAGAAAATCTATTAATATCCTTGTTTATATTTTTGTAAAATTTATTTATTATATTCATATTCCTCACCTCCTGTTTTCTTAATTATAATACATTTAATTTCAAAAAACCAGTTTTACACAAAAAAACAGGGCAAGTGCATGACGACACTTACCCTTAGTATGATAGCTATTTATATTGTAACATATTATTTAATTGTTCCCCATAATGGACCTACCGAATGATTAGGAGGTGTGCCACTTGCTGTTCTTATCGGTAAATAATATCGTTTACCTTTCCATGAATAACCAATCCAAACATGACCGTCCTGAATCATTACTTCGTCATAATCGCACCATCCGCCGGGTTGGAACATATACGCTTTAGGACAACTTAAGAATGGTCCAACTGTTCTAACTTGGATAGGTTGGTTGCCATTTGTGAATCTCGCCTTTTCAGATTTATAATAAGTACCGTAAGGGTGTTAACCTTCCAACCCGAATTGTTGCTTGGTTTTGGTACATCTTTTTTCGGTGGCAGTTTATCCTTACTAGCACTTGCCCCGTAAATTGGTGCATCGTGTATAGCACCTGCCAACGCTTTACTAAAGTCGTCATAGTTCTTTTTAAGATAATCCATATCGCCTTTATTAGTAATGAATCCAAGTTCTACCAATCTATAATTCATATTTAAATTAGCTGCCACATTAGCGTTCAATAAGTTGCCACGTTTGTCGATTGGTCGAATTGTACTTACAGTGTCCTTCAACACTTGGTCAATATTTTTATCAATTTGGTCTGCACTGTGACGATCTGATATGATAACGTGACCTCCACTTGCGCTTGCACTTGCTGCATCAAGATGTAATTCGACAACCACATCGTATTTCTGACGTTTAACCCAATACATGCCGTAATCTTTGTGATTTCCGATACGTTCACCGTAAGCAGTGTCGGCATATAAGTTTTGAGATTGTTTAGAACCACCGTATAAATCAACAGTGTGTCCCGCTTGTTTCAAATACTTTTGGATATTTGGTGCTATATATTTACGAATGAAGTCACGTTCATTTGTGGAATTTCCGACTGCCCCCGGATCTACACCACCATGACCAGAAACGATAAGAATTTTCTTAGGTGTAACCTTCGGCTTCTTAGGTGTTGTTACTTTATTTTTTACTTTATCTTTTACTTTATTGACAACATTTGCTTTGGTTTTATAATCTGGTCGCCAGAAGTATACGGGATTGTCATAACTGTGTGTGACAAGTTGGGCAACCTCTGTTTTATTCAGTCCACCCCCATACCAATTTTGATCCAAGCCTTGATACGTGTTAATATTAGCAGACCAAACTATCCCAGTGTGTCCAGCACCTTGACCATATCTTCCGTTCATGATGAATATATCGCCCTTTTGTGGTAAAAAGTTCGGTGTGTTTTCATAGATGGTACCATATTTTTCAAGCACTGATTTATTATCTATATGGATATCTTTCGCATACAAACCATATAAACGTTCACCAGTTAGATGGTTATAATATTGATTGACAAGGTCATAACACTGCCAACCAAACGCATTATCAAAGTCCCAACCTTTACCTTTTAACTTACTCATATAACTATGTGTCTGTGCTTTAGTTTTATTAATAGTCATTTAATCTCTCCTATATTTACAAAATTCTATATTTGTCCGTCTTTATCTGCGTCAAAGTCACTAGGTGCGCCACCAGCATGAGTTTTTTTCTCGTGTTTTAGTTCCTTCAATACATCGTTTGCTTCCTTACCTTCTTTTGTGAAAGGATTGTCTTTATAAGCTGTCCAAGCACCGACCACCCAAACTACAATATCACTCAATAACTGGTCATCTGCGGGAATTGGTGAGATACCATGTTTTGCTAACTGTTGATTTATTAATGCTAAAATTAACGCCAATACTCTGACGATTGTTCCATTAGTTAATTTCATGTTTTCAATCTCCTTTTTTGCTGAAATAGTGCGCTGTGTGGCGCTTTGTACTGCATCGAGAAACGATAATGCCTATAGTTATCCGTTCACGAATATAATAAAAAGCCGACTCAATGAGCCGACTCTAAAAAAATACTTGCGCAAAACCTATAGCTGCTGCAAAAATACCACCTAACGTCGTTATGATGGCAATTGTTACTTGAACAGCGCCCGTTTTCTTTTCTTTAGTTGTTGCCTTAATTTCCTGTATTGCATCTGTATTTGATCGTGTTTGCGTTTCAATATTAGAAACACGTTTATCAAATCCAGTTAAATTATTATTAATCTTGTCTAAACTATCTATCATTTTATCTTGTTGCTTTATCGCTTGTTCGCCTCGTTGTTGATCTAATTCTAACTTTTTATCTAGTTTATGGTATAAATCTTTTAACTCTTGGTCGCCTCTGTCAATGTACTGATATATTTTTCGTTCACGTGTATTAAATACATCGTGTGTAACAAACTTATTTTCGTCTACCATATAACTCCGCACCACCTACAAACGATGTAACACCAGTCCACGCTGTTAATATTAAAAAGTTGAATGGTGTTAGCCAATTTAAGTTATTGTACAACCCAGCGCTTGTCATAACAAAATAGAATATCGACGAGGTTAAACCGCCTATAAAGATGAAGAAATAATATTTGCTGTTTTCTTCCATACTTGTTACAAATAGTGCGCTCATGGTATATAGAAAACCAGTAACCATAATTATTAAACCCCATAACCAAATAGGCATGATTTCATTTAAAGCTAGATAAAAAGGCGAATCTTTCAATATTGTTTCTGGACTTGTAAACCAAAGTACACCCCGTCCAAATATGGTCGAACCTAGTAGTAGGGATTGAGTGATTAACAATATTTCTTTTGTGTCTAACTTACTAATACTAAATGTCCTTTTCATTCACTCACCCACTTTTTATAAAATAAAAAGCCCCAACCTATTCGGGTTGCGACTCTTTGTATTCTTGTAATTCTCTGTATAACTTTTCAATTTGTACCTGTAATTTAACTTTCACTGTGTTCAATTCGTTAATAGTATTTTGTTGGATTGCGATTTCAATGTCTTTATCATCCATTTGTTCCATTTTCTAATTCCTCCAGTCGTTTTTGTTGTTCTTTTATAATAGGTATTAAGTGAACCCAAAGCCTGTCGTACTGAATAGACTCAACGCCACCTTCTGTGTTGTAATCTACATATTCGCTTAGTCCGACACTCTCAACATCTTCTGCAATTAAACCTACATGTCGTTTGAGTTTGAAAGCATCATCACTTATACGACATCCTTCTTTACATTCTTCTGATACTATTTCAGATTCTGCTTTATCGAACCATGATTTTACATCTAAGTTTAAAATGTTCTTAGAATGTTCTAATTGATCGTTTGGTTCAGTGTATTGATTTTCAATAGATAATTTATACTTACTAGCAGATGTTGAACGTCCGAGTGTACCTTCTTCTGTGATTACCATATTAGCGCCCATAGAATAAGTACGTTTGTATATAGCATCAGACCTTACACGTCTACTTGAATCACTACCCACTGCAAAGTAATCATAATTAATTAAACTTATATAATCATTACCACTACGTCTATCTACAGTATTAAATTCACCATTACCAGCTTCTATTGTAGTATCTCCGCCTGTAGAGAAACTCTTATCAACAACTTCTACACGTGCCGAGTTCTTATTGAAACGTAATCCCGAATTATAAATATCACCGCTACTAGTACCGTTCATACCGTACATTAAATATCCGTCTGTTGCGCCACTTTTACTTAATGTGAAGTCAAAAGTATGGTTAGCAGTAAAATCTTCTGTATATGGTCTAACATATACTGGGCCTTTTCGACTTTCCAAGTTTACTGACGCACCAGCGTCTAACATGATACGGTTACTATCACTATATAATGCAACAACGCCACCGTTACTACTCATTGTTATTCCGTCTGCGTTAGTCGGTGAATACGTTTTATCCCACCAATAAATAGAACCACTTGACCCGGGTGAGTCTGCCCATTCACCATCGCCATCTAGGAAAGTGGAAAAACCAAAGGCACTAAAGTTGATTGCTTTATTTCTATTCTCGTCACTAAACCTTATATAACCACGTGATAATGTTGTTGTTACATCATAATCGTATGATTGTCCTAACCATCTACGGCTATATTGTCCACGTTGAGTTATTCTATTATTGGTTATTTCAGTAAACTCTCTAGAATTACCACCACGCACACTAATTAAATTAGCGTTCAACGTACCAGTAGTAATCGTATCTGCCACTATACCCTCCGCTGTGATTGCAGTTTTAGCGGTCTTACCACCATCAGTAGAGAGTAACAACCCACTACTGTTTTGTGTCATAATATTGTTATTGTTCTTCTTATCCATGAAGTGTTGACCGTTTGTATCATATATAATTTCACTGGTAGTATTTTGTATTTTAGTTACCATTGATTTACTTATAATGTCTAACGCTTGAAAAGGTAGCGATTTGCGACCTTGTATCAAGTCTGCTATATCTTTGGCAGCAGTGGATAAGTTGCTTCCATATTGGTCTGCCATGTTACCTGTACCGAATGTGATTTCCATGTCCAATATTTGTTCTAAATCATTAACGGACTTCGATATTTTAACCACACGTATTTCAGTATCTAATCCAATACGTTCATCAACTAGGAATACTCTATCACCTATCACAGCGTGTTGGTAGTTATAACCTTGTTGTGACATGTCATAGATATCAGCAGTGAATGAAATTTGAACACTTTCATCAACTATCTTTTTAAGGTTAGCGTCCATTGTCGCTTGTTTAGTCACACGACCATCTCGAATAGGTGGTGCTTCTCTCACACCGATAATGTCGGCAAGTGGTGAAGTATATTCACGTTTTAATTTAGCTTTATCAATTACATCTGTATTTTCGTCATCATCTGAATAGTTACCAAAACCTTTAGCATGTGTCCACATTTCAGATGCATCTACTTCTTTTGTAATGTCTTGTGTATTCACTTTATAACGATACTCAAAGTTAGCGTCATTACCGAGTCTGTTTTGTAAGTAAACTACATTACCAACGATGTTAAATTCATAACCATATCGGTCTATAAACGTTTTAAATATTTCTAATCGTGTTTCACCTTCGCCAATACCTTCAAAGCTATTACTAGGTGCAGACTCTACTGTGGAATATGTGAAAGGCGTATCATTAAACACAATGTTAAACGCTTCTGTAACGGTTAAACTTTCATCTATACGTTGATATATACGACTTGTGTTCAACCAATCAAGCATGTATAGAACAGCTGTAACAGATATTTGATATTTATTACCGAACCCAGTTTGCTTACTGGATATAATACGGTACTCTTTACCTTCGAATAGGATAATCCACATTTTTAAATCATCCTGCTTATCAAGAAATTCACTGTTCATATCAGTATATTCTATATCTATATCAATACGTTCATCACCGTTTAGCTCTTGATCGTGCTTAACGATACCTTGCAAGAAGTATTCTTCACCTTCTAAATCTCTAATGAACATCAATGTTTATCACTCTCCTTTCTCAAAAGAAAAAACCACTATTAATAAGTGGTTTCTGGTTCTAGTAATAATGAGTTTTCAACCGATGTGACACTACCTTCTGTAGTTGCAGTAACGATTGAATAATCGCTATCATTTGATACACAGTTGAATAAGTACATTTTAGATTTACCAACGTTACCATTTTTAAAACTTGTATTTGAAATCGTTCCAGTTGTAGCACGTGAACCATAAGAATGTACACCTATGTTCACAGATACTGTACCTTCATTTACATCGATTACGTTTGGTCCACCGTTGTTGTGATACTCTCCACCGATACGGATTATTTGTCCCCCATCGTGCATAGTTGAACCGTTATTCTGGTCTGCGCCATTACGTCCATTGTCAAAACCAACACAATCAATTTCAATAACTTTAGGTAGAATACCATTCTTAATGTGGTAGTTAAAACCATCCATCGTTGCGTGTTTAGCCACGCATGATTGTAAGATATTGTAATCATACCCCTCAATACTTAAGGCATTACCACCACTACCAATAGAGAAGTAACAATTTTTTGCGAAGAATTTATTTCCAGCTTTAGTTGCTGACAATTTAACGCTATTAGTAAATCGTATGTTTTCAAAATAAACCTTTGGATTATCAGTAATCTTAACCGTATCACTAAACATGTTCGGTAGTATTTGGTCATCTGGTACTCTGTCATCATGTGTACGAACATATATATTGTTAGAACTGTCGATGTAATAAGACCCAACGTTGTCCGATACTTCTTGTACGCTATTACGCTTAGTTAAAAACTTAATATCATCAATATTATTGTAGTCGATTACTTCAACAACGTTTGTTTGGTTAGTTTGATAAACATTTGTATGAGTAGGGTTTTGTGTCCACGCAACACCATCACGATGTGCGCCGATTAATACTTTACCTTTTCCAATTAAGTTGAAAGGTTTCGTTTGTGAAAATCCACTAAAACCATGTGTCCAACCGTAAGCACCTTCTTGTACCACAATTTCATCTGCATCACCATAGCGTATGGCTCTATTGATTGATTGAAAAGGTGCTGATTCTGTACCAGCGTTTGTGTTATCACCTGTTTTAGCATCTACATAGTATCGTTTAGTTACTGCGTTTTTATTTACGCCAACATCATAATTTACTTTTACATTACCATTCAAAGCAGATTGCACTGTGAATGGAACTGCGATATTTAAATCAGATGGTACTTTTAAATTAGTAAGTGTTCCATATAACTTATCGTATAAAGCACTCTTTTGTGATGCGTCTATAACACCAGTTTGCACATTATCAATACGTGCTTTTAATGTGTCACTAGCCACACCGTTAATGTCCACACGTGCCTGTGTAACTTCCGCATCACTTTGACCATTATCTATAATCAATTGATCTATTTGTTTTTGAACACTTTTATTTTCTGCGTTTGCTTCTTGTGCTTGTTGTATTGCTTGTTCAGCATCTGAACTGATTTGTAACGTCTTTTCTACACTTTCAAATAGATATTTGAAGTTATTTTCATATGTTTGTACCTTTGTAGCAAGATCATTACTAATGCCATCCACATTTGTTAGCAATTCGCTTATTTGGGAAAAAAGAAAAACGAAGTTATTATTAACTCCGTTCACATTCTTTCTATCCCAGAAGCCATCTAATACATGTCTATTAGCCATAAAATACCTCCTATTTATAATAAAAAGGGAAATCGAATTGAATGTTATCAACCGTTCCCCCACTGATTGTTATTTCGTTTTCACCCGGTACCAAGCTAATAAATTTACGATTCGTTTCACGTAACCTATTTGACGCTAAACCAACTAAAGCTTTAACACCGTTTAAATCAACAGTGTTACCCGTCCTAGGTGCAGTATATTTAAACACTTCACCCGTTGTTTTGTTTGTCATAGTGAAACCACCATCAGTTACTAATCTGTATAATCTGATTTTTAAATCCATATTACGTGGGTCAACCGTTACATTCCCACCATTCCACACCTTGAATGTTGTATCTGTGAATGTGTATTTAAGATAGTCAACGTGTAAACCATCAGCTGTACCATACTTCTCAACTAGACCACTATATCCACTACTTTCAATTTCTTGCGTTGTATACTTCGTACGCCAAAAAGGTAATCCTGTGATTCGTGCGTCTACTTCAAACGTTGAGTACCAATAACCGTAACGTTCTGGTGTAAACGATCCATCGACTGTTATTTTTAACATTCTTGAAGGTACTGTATCATCGCTTACATATAAAAATGGGTGTTCATCAAACAAGTTGTACACTTCATCACGTTGTAACCTGTGGTCAAACGTTCCATGATAGTGTTCAGTCATGAAGTTCATTTTAACTTCTCTACCTTTGTAGTTGTATCCGTAATCTACGACACCTGGTACACCGTCTATTTGCTGTTCTTTACGTTCCTTTTCTATAGATGAAACAAGTAAATCCAGCGGGCGAACGCCCACCGGATAATCTACTTTGTTCATATTTGGGTCATACAGTGTAAAGGTCAAATGTATATACCCCCTTTATCTCATTAATTGTGTTGCGCTGTTTAATGCCATGTTTTCATTATTCATTTTCGTCATTTCACGACTACTAGGGAAGTAATTTTTATCTCTAATTTCTTGGTTAGATGTTTCGATATTTTGATTAGAGTTAAGTAAAGCATCCATCTTACCTAGTAATTGTTTGAGTAGTCCGTTTTGTTCTTTGATGTCTGTATTCTCTCTACTCAATCTACTTAATTCTTGTTGCTCACGTGTAGCCACTTGTTGTTTCTCTCTTAGTTGGTCTGCATATTGTGATATAGCGTCATATACTGCTGTTTGTGTACGATTGAAGATGTCACTTGTTGCAATCTGTTTAAATGCTTGGATTGAAACGTCATTAGGAATAACAGTTTCGCCACCACGCATTTGCATGATTTCGCCACCTTCTTCAAATACTTGGTTAAAACCACGTCTAGCATTGTTAGTACCTGTAGCGTAACCTCTACGACTACCAGTCGGTCCCCAACCAGTTGAACCTCTAGCCATTCTTCGTTTCCACGCTGCTAAGTCACTTGACCAGTTCGAGTTATTGAAGAACGCCATTAGTTGGTGATAACCATTTTTGATATTCTTTTTACCTTTGGCAGCATAACCTCTAAATGTACCAGGAGTGTATTGTAATAGTCCTTGTGCTTCATTACCACCGGAGTTAACATCTTGGATTTGTTGTGTAACTCCTGCACGTCCGCCAGATTCAGTTTGAATAAGTTTAAGAACATCATTTAATTTTGACCCAGATAATTTTACACCTGTGGCTTTGGCAGCTTGTTTAACTTTAGATTTCCATTTACCGTTACCTCCGCCACCACCGTCATTTTTCTTCAACCATTTCAATGGGTCAATTGGCGTTCCATTTTTTTGAACTTCAAAGTGTAAGTGAGGTCCTGATGAACGACCGCTGTTACCAGATACACCTAAATAGTCGCCTGGTTTTACATTTTTACTTCCACTGAAAGCGTGTTTACTCATGTGACCATAAATAACTTTAGTTGCACCTTTAACAATGTCAACCATGTTACCAAAGCCACCGTTCCAACCTTTACGAGCAGTAGCTTTACCATTTAGAACTGAATATAGTTTGTCATTAACATAATTTAAATCGACACCCATGTGTGGTCCAGCAAATGGGTAACCTGGAGCTCTACCGTTTGGACTGAACGGGAAATTAATACCTTTAGAAAGGTCGATGTATCCTCCATCGCCTTCTGCCGATTCTTCCATCCATGAAGTAAATGTGTTTATAGTAGCTTTTTTAAGTTTGCTAAACATACCTTTCATCATATCAAAAGGTAAACTAGCTGCTTTACCAATTCCGAAAGCCCCCATATCTACGCCAAAGCCTTCTAATACTTTATCGAGCAGTTTCCCTGGCTTATCAACCCAATCCATTACATCACCGACTGCATCTCCAAGCCATTTTGTACCTTTAGCAGCTCCTTCAAGTGTTTTAGTTACTGCAGCTTTACCACCTTCAACAACGGTACCTTTTAAAGCTTTACCACCATTGACGATATCACCGAATATGTCATCGTCTTTCTTATGTTTTTTAGGTTTAGGGCCACCACCACCAAGCATGTCCCATCCTGTTCCTTTAGCAAATTTAGGTATTGTACCACTTGCAAATTCCGAGCTATTGTTACTTAGCATCGCATGTGTTTGTGCGCCATTCATAATAGCAGTGCCTTTACTGATTGGCATTGTCGTATCTCTGTTAGGTGTAATGAACGGTTTACCTTTAGGTGGTATGATCGTTTCGTGTCTGAATCCACCCGGACCATTACCTTTACCTTTATCTCCTACAGTAGCCATAGTATCTTGAGAAATCTTACCATTCTTAACTAAGTTAGTTTGTGTATGAGTCGTACCTGTGTGGAAGTTGACTGGGTCAATCTTATCCATACCAAGTTTTTTACCAACGAAGTTAACGCCGTCGATAAGTTTATTGAGTCCACTTTTTACACTGCCTATCATGTCAGTGAAGAAACCTTTAATTTTACTTACTGTGCCTTTGATACCGTCACCCATTTTGCTCATAATTCCAGTGACTCTACTCTTAAGACTGTCAACAAGATTCACTGTACCATTGCGGATAGATGACCACTTTTTGCTCATGAATCCACCTAAAGAATTCATAGTATTTCGTGTCCCTTTAGAGAGAGACGACCAAGCGCCACGTACACCAGACCATGTATCTTTAGCTTTATTTACTGTGTTTGATTTGACGCTAGACCATTTAGAACTCATAAATTTACCGACAGAATTCATTGTATTTCTGGTACCTTTACTTAAGTTACTCCAAGCACCTTTTACACCCGACCATAACGCTTTAGCTTTGTTTATAGTGCCAGATTTAATACTGTTCCATTTATTACTCATGTAACTACTAACCGCATTAAATATATTAGTCGTGCCTTTTTTAAGTGCATTGAATGTATTACGTACACCTGTCCACAACGCTTTTGCTCTTGAAATGGTTCCATTTTTTAAGTTAGTCCATAGTTTTAAAGAGAAATTCTTAACCGCATTAAATATTGAGGTTACACCTTTTTTCAAAGCGTTGAACGTATTGCGTACGCCATTCCATAATAATTTAGCATTTGCTATTATTCTATTCTTCATCAGCGTCCATACTTTAATACTAAAGTTTTTAACTGCATTAAATATAGAAGTCACACTATTCTTTAAGCTATTAAAATTATTTTTTACGCCATTCCACAATGCTTTTGCTCTCGAAACCACTGCATTTTTAACTGTTGTCCATACTTTAATAGCAAAGTTCTTAATTGCATTAAATATGGATGTAACACTGTTTTTCAATGAATTAAAAGCTTTACGTACGCCATTATATAAGGCAACAGCAAGCGAAATAACCTTACTTCTTATTGTTAGCCATACTTTAATAGCAAAGTTCTTAATTGCATTAAATATGGATGTAACACTGTTCTTAAGCGATGTAAACGCATTTTTAACGCCAGTCCATAAACCTTTAGCTAAATTTACTACTGTGTTCTTAATAGCAGTCCATATTCGGATAGCTATTGATTTAGCTGCGTTGAATACGGTCGATATGACTGTTTTAACGGTTGTTATATACCATTTAACACCATTGACTAACGCTTTAACTATGTTCACAACACCTGTTTTTAAGGTGTTCCATATCCAAATTGCAGTCGCTTTAATATCCTTCCATATTGCAGACAACACATTCTTTAACGCTTGCATTGGATTTTGTACTGCAAATTTAATACCGTTCCACGTTGCAACTGCTGCTGATTTTAATGTGTTCCAAATCCATATAGATGCTGTTTTTATTCCGTTCCATATTCCAACAATATAAGGTTTAAGGAAACCGAACGTCGCTATTGCGGCTGATTTAATACTATTCCAAATACTGATAACAGCATTTCTGAATGTAGCGTTTGTTTTCCACAAATGCATGATCCCTGCGACCAGTAATCCAATAGCAGTAATTACCCAGCCTATAGGACCAGTCATGAATCTTATTGCTAACCCTAACCCTCTTGAAGCTACTGCAGCTAATTTAGTTGCAAGTGAATACTTGCCTGTCAGTACAGTTTGTAATGCCAATTGCCCTCTAGCAACTTTCATAGCTGTGCTTAACAATGTTATAGTTGCAGTCCATAACTTAGTAGCAGTCTTAGCAACATTAGTCTTAATCGCTGCTATTGCACCTGCATTACCGAATAATTTAGTCGCACCAGTAGCACCTAGCAAAGCACCTCTTAATAGAAGTATGGGCTTAGCAGCAAGTAACGTCACGCCACCTAATGCAGTCATAATACCTAGTATCTTACCAATTATTGGATGTGCGTTTGTCATTGTGGCAGTCCATTTGAAGAAGGCACCACTCATACTTAATACTGCAGCGCCAACTGGTGCCATACCTTTAGCTAATCCCCATAATGTAGAGGTAATGTTCTTAATTAATGTCCACACTTTAGGACCATTCACTTCTAGGTATTGAACAAACTGTTTGAAACCATCAGATTTTTTCAATCCTTCTGACCATTCTGCAAATCCTTTAGTTACATTCTTTATACCAACTAATACATTATGAGAATGACCACTAAATGCTTGGAATAAACTAATAATACCTTTAAATACATTTCCGAATATACTACCTACAATAGGTAAGTTAGTTTTCGTATATTCAATGAAACCATTAATTGCTTTAGATCCCTGTACTGAATTAGCCCAGTTATCAAAACTCTTAGCCATATTAGCAAAGCCTTTAGCAGCCCAACCATATAATGGACTTAGTTTATTAAACAACGCAGCCGAGCCATTAACAAAACTCTGTGTAGCATTTAACAAGTGTTGGAATATCTTAGGCCCTTGAGTGTTTAAAATATCAAAAGCTTTCTTAGCATTAGCTGAATTTTTAGCCCAATCAAGCATTTTGCCACTTGCTGTTTCTATCTGTGTTGCTGTTTTAGTTAGGAAGGGATTCAATGTGTTTAGTGCAAACCTAGCTGTGTTAATACCATTTGTCATAGTATTGAATATAGCTGCTTGATTCTGCGCAATTAAGCCTTCCCATGATGATTTAAGTCTATCTAATGCAGTCTGGTAAGTCGTTACTTCATTTGTTACTCGTAACTGACCATCTTCTAACATTTTGAGTGCGTAAGTAGCTTGACCAGCAAACGCTTTAACAGCTACGCCAGCAATACCAAATGCGCCACCCATTCCGATAGCACCACCAGCAGACGCAACTAACATGCCACCTAATCCAGCACCTAAACTAACGATTGAACCTAATATTGGTACGAGTGCTGAAAAGTGCGTAGTCATAACACCACCCACAATGCCTTGTGTTAGTTCACCTAAACTACGTAATGTGGTAGCGATACGATCCATTGAATCTCTTGCGCCTTCCCAAGCACGTGTAGCAGTACCCATTAACCTTTGTTGGCGTTGGTACTCTTTTAACTCGTCTGTAGTTTCATCAATACGACCTTGCAACACTTGGAAAGCGAGCGCTTCTTTGATAATATCGTTTCTTAATCCTTTAGCTTCACGACTGTTACCTTGTTGCGCTCGTTCTAACTCTCTTAAATTACCTTTAAGTAAATCGGTGTGCGCTTTTTGTTTTTGCATTGTGTGGCTAAGTTCAGTTAACCTATTTTTGTAACCACTAACGCTTTTCTCTGATTGTTTAAATCGCATTTCAGTTAACTTAGCTTCGTTACGCAATTGACCTAAACTATTTTTAACTGTATCTGTGGAACGACCTAGTAGCTTTTGTTGTGCCTGTGTTTGCTTTAACTCGTTTTCGTAACCATTCAACTGATTTTCTGCTTGTTGTACTGCACGACTAGCATTCTGTAGCTTTATCTTTTGTTCATCAGTCACATTGTTACTCTGCTTCATTTGACGTTGCATTTCATCTAGCGTTTTATTACGTTGTTTTAGCAAACCTTCTTGTAACTTAACTGCACGCCCTAAATCTGCTTCTTGCTTTGCCAACGATTCAGCGCTTGCTTCATTCTGTTTAAATTCCTTACGTTGATCACGTAAAGATTTGTTTATAGCTTTAAGGTTACGCTCAATCGTGGTCTTGGAAGCTTTGAGGGGATCAACGTCCATCGACACCTCAGCACTTAAATTAAAATCTGCCATTCTCTCACCACCTTTTTATAACATCGCCATCATTTGTTCTGGACTTAATGCGCCAGACTTAGCAACTTTAGATGCCTTTTTCTTACGTTTCTTAGTAGAGAAGTATTTATTGAAGTCCTCCATTATTATTTGGTCAACTTCATGTGGTTTGTATTGAGCATTCTCAATAAAATCACGATATACTGCGTAAATATCTTCTACTACTTCGCTTGCTGTTTTGTCTTTGTTGTACTCGCTTTTTTCGTTTGCTTTCCCGTATCGTTGTGGGCGAATATCTTCATATAAGCATCTTCGATACCACCATCGAGTTCTAATCCGTCGAACACTTCATCTTCTGTAAATTTGTCGTCAAATACTGTTACAAGTAATTTAGCGAAATCATCAAAGATTTGAACGCTATCAACTGACTCGTTTTCTATTTCTTCAGCAAGTTCTTCGGCTCTTTGTACATATTCTTGGTAGCCTTCCATTTGTTCTAGTTCTTCGCCAAGTTTTTCTACTTCTGCTAATTCTTCATCTGTTTCTGCTTTTTCTAATTTTTCACTGTGCTTTTGTTCAGCTTTCACAAACTCTTTGTTATCACGAGTGAACTTTTGGAATTTACCAAACGCTTTATTACCTTCTTGGATATACTTTTCAAATTCTGCTTGTGCTTTCATTGCACCTAAATTTAATTTATCTTTTGAGAAAACTTTGTTCTTACCATCAATTTTTAAAGTTACTTTTGCCATATTTATAAAACTCCCTGTTTAGTTATTTTTGTATACAAAAATAGACGACCTTTACGGTCGCCCTAAGTTAATTTATGCTACTGGTTCGCCTTCTGGTTCTGTTGGTTCAGTCGTCACTGTACCATGAATAGCGTTAAGAAATTCTAGTTCGTCAAAATCTGGGTCGCCACTGTGAATACGAGCGAATACTAATTTATCTTCTTCACGTTGCATGAACGATCCTTCCATTTCGATTTGGTCTTGTTGTTCTGGTGAATCTTCCATAGTAGATGCACTAGTACCTGGAATATTGAAGTTACCACGTGTTAAACCGTAATGAATGTATGTTCCATCATTACAACGGTATTTCCAAGTTGCAGAAACATAAGGAGGTACTAAATCTGATTTGTACATTTCAATACCTTTTTCATTCGGCACGCCTAGTAATTCGTTACGTTCTTCTTTAGTAAGTTCCATTAAACTTGTAGTTAATGTTGCACCAGTAATACCACTGAATAACGCTAGTTTTTTAACACCATCTGCGTATACTGGTTCATTACCTTGTTCTAGTTCTAATTCGATTTCTTGTAATCCCGGTACATCTGTAATTTCCCCAGCTGTTTCTACACCGTTACCTACTTGTTTACGTACTTTAAATCCTTCACATGTAATTGCTACTTTTTTATCTGCCATAGTTTATTTCTCCTTTTTATTTAAAATAATATTAAAGCTAAGCATTTGGTTATAAAGACTAAAGTCCTCATCCTTGCTCAACTCTCGTTCAAAACAAATACCGTTGAGGCCATCGATAATTTCAATCACACGCTCATTAATTGAATGAACATCGTTGATTGATTTACCAAAGGTTTCAACAGCAAATAAATAACGATAATGACTACTGCCACCATCGTTTTCTAACGCATTGCCATTCATGATTTCTGTCAAGCGCATGAATGGTGCTTCTTCTGTTTTCTGATATGATTCGGGTATTTCAAATGTGTATATTAAAGGCTGTTTAGCGCTTGTTTTACGGGCTTCATTCATAAGGTTAACCAACTGTTCATCTTTACGTAATACGTCCCACATACGTACAATAGGGTGCCTATTTGACATCGAATACATCTTCCATAGCTTGACGGTAGATTTCTCTTATCGGACCTTTAGCTTGTTCGTGAGATTTACGCAAAAAGTGTTGAGCTGGTTGTCTGACTGTACCTTTAACTTTTGTACCAACGTCTGGGAAATGGATATACCAACCAGCATCTTTACGAGATTTACCCATTTGGTAACCAACATCTTTTTTAGGATAAGCTTCATCACGTTGGAAGTTAGATATTTTGGTAACGTCTCTCGCATGATCATTATGTGTTTGTTTATCAGACACTGGTGTATTCATTTTGAGTATGCCCTCGTAAGTTTTAGAAGCGTCTGTAACAGCTTTACGTGCCTTTTTCTCGCTTTCCCATATCAACTTGTTGAGCTTATCTGAAATATCTTTATCTGAATCTCTACGTTTCGTCATTCAACCACCTCACATTTCAACTGTTGGCGTTCCATATCTTGAAAGTCCGTTTCAATAGTTTTGATTTCATATTGCTTGCCTTTAAAGTCCACATATAAACCCGAATGTATATCTGTTTGTTGTCGATAACGTATGATGAATACTATCGTTTCACGTCTTGTGTCTAGGTCCTCATTTCTAAATTCTTTAATAGTAGTTTTTGACACTTCACAAAACGGAGTAGCGATAGTGGTCGGTACTTCTTCGTATCCACCTTCATCATTTATTGTGTTCTCGACTGTATATATCTTTATTCTGTGTTTGAGTTTGCCGATTTCCATTTTGCATACTCACCCCTTAACGCTTGAATTAACGCAAGTGATGATTGAGGTATATCGACTTTCTCAAATTGCGTTGTGATAGAACGATTCTCGTAATGATGTGCAACATGATTAATAACAGCCAAATTAAAAAGGCTATTCACTTCATCGTTAGATGTGTAAAAGCCTTCTTCATTCGTTACTGCACCTTTGACCTGTCGCTTCGCAGATGGCAAGTAAAGGTGTTCTATTTCGTTATCATCAAAATCATGATCTACACGAATAGCATTTTTGATGTTCTCAATTGTAAGCTCATACACATGTACCACCTACTTTTTGTCTGAACGTTTTAAAAAAGGACCATCAAAACCATTTGCTTTTAAAGTATTTTCTACTTCATCAGCACGTTTGACAGTCATTTCTACCTCGTCATTTTTCTTTAGTTTTTTATCTAACTCTAAATCATTGTATGGTTTTAACACTTTGAATTTAGCCATCTATTTCCCTCCTATTATGCTACCGGTTCTGAACCTGTGCCTAAGTCTCCAGCAGTACCAGTGTAAGTAATGAAACGACCTGCTTCTTCTACGCCTTTTTTAACGTCGAAACGCATGTAAGCTGCTAAGATTTGACCATAGATTTCATTTTCTACCCATTTAACTGACGCTTGTTTACGGTCTGCAAAGAATACTGCATAGTTTAAGTCACCGATAAATGCTTTCTTATCACCTTTAGCGCCAAACAATTCATCTTTGATAATAAATACTGGACGACCGAATAACACCGTGCCAGTTGGGCTTGTGATATCTTGTTTTAATAGGTATTGACCATTTTTGTCTTTAAGTGTGTCTAACGCTTGGTAGAACGATTGAGATACAACTAATGAAAGATTATAAGCTGGGTCAATGTCAACGTTGATGATAGCTTTGATATCATCTAAGTTAGCAGTATCAACTGGTGCAAATGATTTCATTACATCAGCAATGTATTTGTTAGTAGTGTTAACTGCTTGGCGTGCGTTATTTTTAGCAATGATATTTGCTAAGTTAGCTTCTGAATCATCAAGTGCTTCTTGTGACACTGGAATTTGACCACGGTAAGTTTTAACTTTGTAATCAATATCAGTGAATTTAGGAGAAGCAAGCTCTGGGTTCTTAGCTAATTCTTCCACACTTACCATTGTTTCTTGTGCTGGATTTAAAATTGGGTGTGATCCAGACGCTGTTGTTACTGGTTGTACGTTAACGAATTTTTTCAAGTCAACGAATGTTTCTGGTAATTCTTCTGGAGTATATTTAATATCTTCCGGAATGATTGGTTGTGCTTCTACAGATGTAACGTTGTCACGTTGCGCACCTTTCGATTTAACATAATTTAAAAACGCTTCTGTTTCTTCTGAAAACTTGTCTTGGTTACCTAAAATTTTTCTCGCCATAGAACGTTTGCCCCTAGTTTCTTTTTCTTTTCTTCTTCTAATTCTTCTGGTGTTTTTTCTTCAACCGGTGTTTCCGGTTTTTCTTCCGGTACTTCTTTCTCGTCTGCTTTAGTTTCTTTGTCTTGTTCCGGTTTCGCTTCTGCATCTGTTTCGGGTGCAGATTCAGCGTCCGGTTTGTCGTTCTTTTCTTCTGTTTCAGTTGTTTCTTTTGGTGCTTCTGAATCACCACTGATTTTTTCTTCAGATGATACAGAATCCACAACTTCTTTTTCAGAGTTGTAAGCTTCTTTTGCTTGTGTAATTTCTTCTTGCAGCTTACGAGCGCTTTCAATATCGCCTTTGTTAGCTGCCGATTGTGCTTGGTCAATTAAATCATTAATCGACTTCGCCTGTTCCTGTAAAGTTGGCATACTTAAAATCCTCCTTTTAATAGTTAAAAATTGGCATAAAAAATAGCCTACGCATCAATACGCAAGCCTTCTAATTCAAGCTCAATCTTTACTTTTTCTAACTCTTTAAACTTGTCTAAGCCTTTGGCTCGTTGACCAACTGCAACTGTTGTTTCTTGGTACGCTGGTATTGTTACAATACTTACTTCAATCAGTTCATCAATTTTATTGATAGTTTGTACGTATTCGCCTTCTACTTTTTGCCATGTTCTCGCTGTATCGTCATTGGGTGGTAGCGTAAAAAAGAAACTACATTGATTCACATTGCCTGCTTTGATATTTTCGTATATATCTTTTGCGTATGATGTGTTTGGTAAGTAACATTTAAAATACAACCCTTTACTATCTAGCGTTAATTCTAAAGTTTCGGCTTTGGTACGTCCTACAACTTGATTGAAATCATGATTGATTAAGCACTTAACATCCGATATATCTACTTCGCTTAGTGCATTCGGATTTATAATTTCTTTAAACCCTCCTAAGTCGTCACTCAATGTATCGAATATAATCGCATACCCCTCAACAACCATTTCTTGTTGTCCAGTATCAATCTGACTGTTCGCCACTCGGTTCACCCCCTTTTTGTAGGGAATCGATATTCTTCTGAACCTTACTGTTTTGATAACCAGATAAATCTTCTAAGTAAATACTATTCAAGTCAGCAAGTGGTTTATCACCACCCGGTAATGGCTCTTTGCCAAATTCGGCACGTGCTTCGTTGAGCGTCAGTATTTTCTTCTGGAACAATTGTGTTACACGTTCCAACTTAATCTCTGGATCACTATCAACTAATCGTGATACATCATAATCAAGTGTTACTTCGTATGGCGCTTGTGCGAATAGCTTTTCTTCTATCTCAGCATTCATCATTGAGAAGATTGGATATAGTGTGTTTCTGTAATACTCGATGCCAGAATCTTTAAGTGAAGTGTTAACTGTTTCAATACCTAGCTTAGACAATGGTAATCCGAACGCTTTAGCAACCTGTTGTGTACTGAACTTATAACTGTTTAAGAAGTTCAATACTTCGGTAGGCACTTGCAGTCGTTCGAAGCTCATAGTGTCATCAAGCATTATAAAACCACTATTGTTTTTTAATTGGCTGTTTTCAAACTGTTCTTTCAATGCGATTATTTGTTCGTCGTTATATTCAGAATCGTTATATTTAAGTATTGCAGTAGATGTACCGCCATTTTTAAAGAAGTCATCTAAGAAACGTTTACTACCCATTGATATGCCTATCTCATTAGCGAGAGAGAATAGAGGGCTGTAACCATTGAAACCATCTAACGTAAACATACGGAAATGCAATACATCTTCCACATCCAACTGAACATGACCATCAAGTTCATCAATATAGTGATACTTGATTTTGTCATCTTCCTGTTGAATAGAAGTTGCGCTATTCTGCATGTGATACAGTTCAATAGGATCGCCATTTTCATTACGCACAATCTCAATGTATGAGTTGCCATTTAAAAGCATGTTAGCGACGATAATGTATTTGAAGTGCCAAGCATCTAAATATGGATTAGGTCGCTTATTCAGCAGCTTGAGTATCTTCTTATCAGCGTCTAAATAACTATCTCGGTCATTAAACTTAATACTGGTAGAAGCGATGTCTTTAGATATAATGTCGATAGCCGTAAATACATCACTATTTTTAAGCGATTGTATTCCGGACCATGCCATTCCACCTACGCCACCGACTTCGGTTAGCATTCGTAATGTACTTTTATCCACTGATACGTTGTTACTACGTTTGAAACCATTAAAATTAAATACTCCCATTATTTATTTCCACCCCCTTCTTGAAAGGTTCGTCTATTGTCATAGCAAATCCTGTTAGCAATACCCCACCTATTATAAAGCCAAGAGGTTGCCACGCTAAATAAGCACCATAAGCGATTGATACAACGCCTATAAGCACGAATAGGATAACTAATATATTCTTTGTTAAGTCCACGCATACACCCCCTTAAATGATGATTGGCATTCGTTTTGGTTTCTTCTCCCATTCATGTTCACTAGCTATAACATAAGCAAAGATAGTTGCCATGAGTGGGTCGATTTTATGCCTGTTCATTTTCTTTTCTATCATTACTGCATCGTTCGTATTTTTAGCAATTGCGTTCTTAACTGCAATATCTAGTAAAGGATTCTTATGATGTTTGATTTCTTCATTAATAACTTTGAATCTAAAATCAATATTCGGATTGGATAATGTTTGCAACCCTTGTCTGATTTCGATTAGATCATAACGCCAATTACGACGTTCTATTTCTGGCAAGTAAGCATGTATAACGTATGGGTCATAACACACTGCTTGTATATCTAAGTTATTATTAGCAACATACTTTTCAATGTAATCCAATACTTGCACTGGATTAATAAGTCCTGTGCGCAAATTAGTAATCGTACAGTAACCTTGCTGTTCAATTTGTCTGTAGTCGATTAAATCACGCTCAATCTTGCCTTGTAGACCACCTTTAGTAGCCACAAATGAATGACTAGTTACATAATATTGTCTGTTTGGCTCGTCTAAATGAATGAACGACACTGCGGTTAAGTCGTCTGCACGTGATAAATCTAAACCAATGTATGTTTTAGTACCTTTCACATCAAAGTCAGTTTCATTTTTCTTCCAATCTTCAAAGTTTAAATAACTTTCTTCGCTTGCTTGCATCCAATAGTTGAAGTTTTTTACTAATACTTTAAACATCGTGCCTTTTTGTACCGCTTCATCAACACGTTTCTGCAAGAATGTATCGATTTGTTCCTTTAATTCGTCTGATTCGTTAATAAGTGGATTGGATTTCGCCCACATTGAACGGTCTTGCCATTCATCTTCACTGTCTTGTTCATAAATAACTGCAAAATATTCTTCATCTTCATAGCTATTGTCTAAAACTTCTTTTGCATAGGGCCATTCGTCTGTATACATGGGTGCATTAAGGTTAAAACCTGCAGTAGAGATAATAAATATCATCGATTGTAGTAAGTTCCCTTGACCAGATTGTATAAGTTCGACCATTTCATTCGTTTTAGCTGCATGATATTCATCCACAACCGCTAAGTAAGGCTCAAAACCGTCAACTGCTCCTGTATCTCTCGATAGTGGCATGACGTATGATCCATCTTTTAAGTTTTGTAACAACTCACGTACCTTTTTAACATCTTTTTTTAACTCTGGTACCTGTGATACGAAATACATCAATTGCTTTGCAACCATATTGAATACGATACTAGCCTGTTTCTTATCATTTGCACTTGTGAATATTTGTCTACCTTCTCTAGGTTCGTTATCGAATAGAAAAGAGTAGAGGACAAGCCCACTAACCAGTAAACTTTTGCCCCCTTTTCTTGCTAATGATATAAATGCTTTCTTGTATCGCAAATAATTATCTTCGGTAAACCAACCACGAACATTTGCCACAATAAACTTTTGAAACAATGCTAACTTATGAAACTGGCCTTTAGTATCTGGTAGCGATTCCATAAATTTAATAACCTTCTTAGCACGCTTAGGCTTGTACACATAAGGAAAGTCGTCATCTGTGATACTTCGTTTAATATCTTTTAAATGACGCACACACGCAAGCCTAGTGTCCTTACAAGTAATGAATGTACCGGACAACACCATGACGCAATATTTATATGCATCATCTTTGTATTCATCGGGTATATCTAACAAACTTTCGTACTCTTTAGATAGTTTTACGCTAGTCATCGTCATCAACACCAAACATATCGTACACAGATTGCTTTTTCTCGCTTTCTGTAGGTACAACCAACTTCATTCGAGAGTCAATTGTCATTCCTAACGATCCACACAATGATTTTAATTCCTTCAACCCGTCAATATAGTTGAAATAGTACGGTGTACGTTTAGTACCTTCTTCGTTAATGGAACCAAACTTCATCATATACTTATATGCTTCATCAGTCAGTGCGACTAATTGGCAATAACGCTTAATTCTGTCGTAATCTAACTCTGCAATAGGCAATTGTTGTAATAAAGGCACAACTCGTAACCATTCCTTTTTACCATCTTCAGTTAAATCCTCTGGTATTTGGTCAACGTTGATTTTGTTGAATTGTTCTAAGCTGTTTTCTCGCATTTCTGATTCTTCTAGTTCTGATTTATTGTGATTACCTGTCTTTGCTGCATTTAATTTTCTTGGTCTAGCCATTTTTACACCTCCAATTGCCTAAACAGGCATGATTTCGATTTATAGTTTCTAGAATTTGGTCACAAATGAGTATCGACCGATTAAATAAAAAAAGAATTAAAGTGGCCGTCAAAGCAACCTACCCCTTTTTATATTATATAAAATAATTATACAATACCTCCGGCATTTAATGCTTATGGTCTAGCTGGTTATGACATGCTGTACATACTGTGACTAAATTATCTGTATTTAATCTCTGTTTCCAATCATCTTTCAACTCTACAATATGATGGACCATCAGACGTTTATCATTCACAATACCTTTCTTCAAACACTCTTGACACATGTACTTATCTCTAACCAACACTCTCTTACGTTTAGAGCGCCACTGTGACGATTGGTAGAACTCTGTATACTTAGTATCCTTACCATAACGAACGCTTGCATTGTACCTCTTACTGTTGCGTTTGCGTTCCTCGTGTAATTGGTCTTGTGTTAACGTCTTATTGCCAATACGAACCTTTGGTTCCATGAATGACAATCAATCAACTTCTTTCATTTATATTTATATTTAATTAATAAAAGTTTATTCAATTATTATTATTTTATTCATTACAATAATAAAAAGAAAAGACAAAACAAAATTGATTTAATCTTTGACGAAAAAATAAACACAATTCATTTTGTCTTAACAAAACATTTCATCAATCAATTGCAAATCAATCATTAAAGTTTATGATCAATGAAACATTCTTATTCAATTGTTCTAATCAACTTAATATATAATTGTTTGTTTACATCAATCTCTTAAACTGATTAAACATTGTAAGTTAATATGTTGATTAGTTTGTTCATTATTATCACATTCATATAAGTTAATGAGTAAATGTAATTGAGCTTATGTTGTGACAACAAAAGAAAGACACATCTTAATCACGAAAGATGTGCCTCAATATAATATAGTTTGTGGTAGTTGTTTTACCTCGTTACCACATCGAGCATAATATAGTATTGTTTATTTATAATGTACCTCTGAATCAATAGGCCATAATATCATAATAGACGTGTTTATTATGGACTTAAATAGGGTGTAAGTCCGTTCCTATACATACCCGATATATTCAGCCAGCTTAATTAGCATAGCGTTTCTTCTTCTTAATATAGTAGTCTTGCTTACATAGAACCTATCAGCTATCTGTTCCCACTGATTACAGTCAATAGGACAATCCCAGTATCTTAGGCGTATCATTTCCAATGACTGCTCGTCTAACTCGTCTAGTAATCTATCCACACCTCTTACAATATTATGAAGGTTGTTATACTTCTTGTCCTTCATCTTCTTCATTACCTCTTGCTCTACTGGTCTACCTGGCATATTAGACTTGCCACCTTCAGTATTGATGACCTCATGGTTCTCTAACAGTTCATACTCTCTATAACGCAACTGTTTACGATATTGCTTAATATTTTGTATATAGTCCTCTAATTTTCTAATATCATATCGCTCAATTACTATCATCTAATACCTCCAGTTATTTAATTCGTTTATCCCACTTATCTTTAATCTCTCTAATATCTTCATCAGTGTATTCATCTTCCTTCAATCTCAACACCACATCGCCATGATCATTGAATATAATATCTAGCAAGTATGCCACTTCATATTCAAGTGCATCTATCTTCGTATCTTTAACTGCATTGTATATAATTGCTATGACTGCGATTACGCCTAGAAGTATAGTTGCTATTATCCAGAACATCATTCACTCACCTCATAATCCATCGGGTACTGATCCACCGCATCGTTCGCTTGTCTGCGTGTAATAATTTCATTAGTAACGTATTTGCTTAGTTCGTATAGGGTAATGATTAATAGTGTTTTGAGTACTTTCATTGGTCGTCCTCCTTATTTCATCTTCTGATATATGTTCAATATCCTTAAACTTGTTTATCGCTTGATACCTAGTATCTGCAGTTACAAATTTATATCGTTCATTATCTCTAATCGGTATCACGTCGTGAAACACTTCACCTGTTATATGTGTTGTAGTTTTGATTAGGTATGATTTATTGTCTTGTTGTGTTTCGGTTGATTTATCATATCCGTAAGGTACTGCGTGGTCATGTGCAAAGTTGTTATTCTGTTCAGTCACGCTGTAACACTTCCTTTACCTTTTGCAGTATGTCCTTAGTACCCTGTACTTCCGAAGCCTGATCGTTCACTTTCTCTTTCAAAACTTTCCACCTCTGTAATTTCTGGATAAACAATCGGTGCCACAATTAACTGGGCCAACTTCTTACCTTGTTCAACTGTGATTGGTCGTTTTCCTATGTTGTCTACGATAATCCCAATACTCTTATGATATGTTTGGTCAATTGTACCAAGTTGTACTCTTAACTTAGTCTTAGCAGTCACGCCACTTCTAGGTCTAACCTGTGCTTCATAGCCTTCATCTAAATGGATAGCGATACCTGTATCAATAATTGCTGTTTCACCAGGATCTAGAGACTTAGCTTCACATGTAAATAAATCTAATCCACTGTCAGTAGCGTTTGCTCTATATGGTGTGATTGCATCTTCATGATTGCGTTTGAATATTAGTTTGTTCATAACTATCTCCTTATTTATCCTGATTAATAATTCCTACAATAATACTTCCTACACCAGCTAAAATTACTGGCACAACCTTTGTTGCAATATCCTTACCGCCATTCTTCATCGTTACTTTAGTTGCGTCTGTAAAAGTCTTTTTATAATCCATTTTGTTTGTCCTCCGTGTATTTCAATTCATGTTCAATTGCTCGTAATATGATTTCACTGTCTGTATCACTACCTAAAGAACGACCATTTTTAACAATGCCTATTATCCTATTTAAAATTTCTGCCTTGAAATAGACTTCTTCTAGTTCTTTATTGGCTTTAGGCTGATTTATCATCACTGCTTCTTTATTTTCTTTTTCATACTTGTACCCCATTCTACTCGTCCTCCAAATGTTCTTGTATAATATCATCAACATTGTCATAAGCTTGATATAATCCGAAATCGTAATCACTTAATAACGTACGTGGTTTTTCTTCTTCTTCTTCTTTTAACTTTCTGATTATAAATCCTTTTACTTCATCTAAAATTTTTGCTTTGTGATATACTTCTTCTATTTCATTAATAATTGATTGAGTTTTTTCTATAGTTCCTTGTTGCTCATGTACTTTCTTAACACAACTTTCAATAGCTATTTTATTTTCATACGCCATCTAAATCACCCTCCTCAATCCCAATACTATCCAACTTCGCTCTAAAATACTTATACGTGCTGCTCGATGGTTTGTTGCCGATGTGTTGTGAGATTTCGGAAAGTAGGGATTTATATTTATCCGATTCTTTAGATAAATCTGTATACATAACACTTTTAAACCTCCAACTTTCAAAGAAACTGTCGCTTTTTACTCTTAGTTTTCTATTCTCCCGTTCCAACCTACTAACTTTTGCTTTATACCAAGATAGATCGTCGATAAGACTGTTACGTTCTGCTAGCATTTTGTTATATTGTTCTGATAGCTTTTCATAATCTTTAACTGTGCGTATCATTGCCACCACTCCTTTACATAGTTGTCCACATTGCCAATAGCATCATTACCAGTATAATTACGACTGCTAGCCAAACTGTGAATTGTTTCATTCGTTATCACCTTCTAGTAAATGTGGGTGTTCATATCGATTACCAATGATTTCAAAAAGTCCATTTAAATCTTCATGCCATGACAAATACTGTTTAACACCTTCTGAATAAAATTTTGTACCGCCGTATTTGACTACACCAATGTGCCTGCCATGTTCACCGTATTTTGTTTTAACTATATCTCCCTCAAATATCTCCACACCATTCTTGTCTTTAAGCCCTGTGGACTGCATAATAACTAAAGGTTTATCTCCAAGAAAAGACTTAGGTTCCGATAATCTGAACCCAACTATTGCGGTATATCTATGAAAATCTAAATTAAAAACTTCTTTCATTCTTTCATCTTCTTTATCCCATGCTCTAAATTTACTCATCTACTCCACCAGCCCTTTATCACGCGTCCAAATTAATTTCAATATTCCATTTAATTTTGCATAAATTACAACTACAGCACTGTTTTTCTCTCTATTAATTGTTGCATCAGTGCAGGTATAAACAGTGCCATCTTCGACTATTTTAACTAACGTGTGAAATACTGTATATTCATCAATTTCGATTTCCTCCTCGACTTCGACTGTGAAAAGTAACGTAGGTGTTAACGATTCCTCAAAGTACAAATCTCCACCTTTATCGAAACCTAATCTATAAGTCACTCCATCGAAGTTTGGATTTGATTCAAATACTCTGTGTTTAATTTCATTTTCCATTGCCCACTCAATCAACTGTGGTAAGTTTAATTGTTTCTTTTGTTTAATTTTCATTCCTTATCCCCTCCATTATCTTCCTGTTCCGTTTTATATCCTCACGTGGAACTGCTACGATTACGTTTCTTTCATTCGAGGATATTACGAATCCCTTAACACCTTTATCATGTAGTAACTTTGCAACTTCATGTGTCTGTAGCCCACATGTATCTAATTTATAACTTAACTTTTATAGTATCAGATAGGATCATAGCGCTAACTCTTTCTCTATCTCTGCAATACTTACTTTTTCAGCGACTACCCGTTTGCCTTTATCTCTCTTTTTAAATGCATCAGATGATATAAATTTTATCGTCGCTTCTTTCACGCCTAACTGTTCTGCGCACTCACTCTGTGTGCCATGACAAATAACTTCATCGCCTTTATATATTACATATTCACATTCTTCATTCATTTACTTCACATCCCATTTTTCATATGCACGTTCGATATACCATTTAGCTTTAGCTACGTCCTCTTTACCGTTCTTGTGTGGTGAACGTGCTAGATACTTAATTGCATTACCAATGTGATAAGCTACATTAGCATTGTAATGTTGTGTTACCTGCTCTATGAAATTTATGACTTCAATATCACCATAGTTATAATGTGATGGGTGGTTGACTGTGTCCTCTGCATACTCTGGTACTGCATTCCACTCTATTATTGTGAAATCATAATTATCGATTATAACTCTATACACACCATCATCTACTTTTATTTCAGCAGATTTACCATTATCGGCTATTTCAGAAACTTCACCTATCATATTGTCGCCTAACACTTTGACTTTGTAACCGACTTTTAAATCCTTAATCTTAAATAATGCAGTATCTTCATTTTTACGCTTACGTTGTTGTACGTCGTTGGATAATAATTTTCGAGATTTCTCCGTATTCTCTTTATCAAAGCCAATATGTTCCGTCTTATCTTCAATACTCTTAGTCCACAAATCAAAGTAGTTATCGTCTGTAATGTCGTATAAGTTACCTAACGAATTTATAGTAGCTGCATTCTCTCCATCGTCATTGAAAACAATTTCTTCCACACGTCCTACAACAGTCATGCCTTTATGATTCTCACTCTTACCAATGTCATACACAATTACATATTGATCTAAGTCTAATTCTCTAATCTTCATCTACTTCACCACTTTCGGGAATACATCATTCTCTGATAAATGTTCGAACCACTTACTTCTACGCTTAGCGTCCTCTATCATCTGCAGGCGTTCCTGTTCCTTACGCTGCTTATGTTCTTCTAGCTCAACCTTACGTTCAGCACGCTCTCTGTCTTCTGCATTGAGTCTGTCCACACCTTGACGTTGTTCATACTTTCTAATGTAGTTTTTTAAGTGTCGTCTGCCTTTTTTCGCATGGTGTTTAATTCTCGTGTAATGGATACCAAGTTGTTTTGCTTCCTTGTAATCTTCCACATCTACAAACACTTCTTCGTTATCATCTATCATTACGAAACATAAGTTACCTTTATCATCTTTAGCTCTACTTAAATTGATGTTCATTTTTATTCCTCCTAGAATCCTCTATCTATAATTGTCGGCTCGCTATGTCCTTTAACTTCTGCGTCTGTGTAATCGTCCATATGATTGAACATGTGATTACCGATACGTTCTTCTATCTCATAATCTTCTTCATTCACATGTGTAGGTACGATCATCGTTTTCTCGTAAGTCACGTCGTATCTAACCTTTATTGTTTCTTCATTCATCGGAATCACCTTCTATAAATAAATGCATGATTATCTTTGGTTCTTCTGCATACTTCTTGAAACTTGTAATCTCTACAATTTGGTTATCGTCATTCCATAAGTGACCATTCGCTGCATCTAACACTGTTTTGATTAAGTTGTCTATATCTGGTTTAGTTCGTTTATACTGTCCAACCATCGCCACATGTTTCTTCTTACTCCATGACTTCAACAATGGGAAGTGAAACTCTATTGTTAGTTTGATTGGTTCATCTATCATTAACATTGGCATTTGCCACTGTAAGTCTTTCTTATGGTCTGTATACTTCTTAGGCATGTATGTCTGTACAAACTTGCCAGCGTTCCTAAATCGTGGTCTAGGCGATGACATAGGCGCATCAACTTTTAACTCGATTGTTTCCATGTCCTCACTCCTATAGATCAAATATATTTATTTGCGAGCCTAACTCTTGTTCGTAAAATAAGTTATGTGCTGCTTTGAAATTTAATAACTCATCATCAGTCATATTCCTAACTCCACCCGAGAAGTAAGCACCAGTTATATTTCCGACGCTATTCACATTTGGTGACAATGGTAAGACAGACACTGCTTTTTCATCGTCATCTCGGTATAAGTAATATTTGTTCTTGCTACCTTCAATTAATCCCATCTGTATTCACACCTTTGTAATTTTTAAAGATAATATCTTTCTTTTCTTCATAATCATCAAAGGGCGTTAAGCGCCCATTTTTAAGCAATCTCTTAATTGTGTAACCTAACTCAAGTAAACACGATTGAACGTCTTTATCGCCTTTGTATGTCTCTCTGTATAGGTAGCCCAGTAATGTTTGGAATTGCCCTATACTCATGTGAAAAACCTCTGCGTTTTCTTATAAAATTCAAACTCAATAACACCTGTTTCACCATCTTTATTTTTAGCGATGTTACACTCAACAATTGACTTACCGGAATCGTCCACATCTTCCTGCTCGTAATAGTCATCTCGGTACAACATCATTGCCATACTTGCGTCTGCTTCTATTCCACCAGACTCTTTCATATCTGATAACATTGGGCGTTTATCATTACGTGATTCAACACCACGGTTTAATTGTGAAAGGACCACTATAATTGCACCTGTTTCATTCGCTATGATTTTTAAGTCACGTGATATCTTTTCAACTGCCACTCGTCTATCAACATTTGTATCTGTTTCCATAAGTTGTAGATAGTCTATGAATATAACTTGTGGCTTATCACTCTGTTTCATTGCTTGAGATCTAATGTCTTGAGGTGTTGTTGTACTATCATCATTAATATTGATTCCTAATTTAAGAATTTGGTCTACTGCACCTGTTAATTGAGTTAATTCATCTGGTGTTAGGTCTTGTACGTTCTTAATACGATTCAACTCAATGCCTGTGATAGTCGCTAACAGTCTTTGCAATACGTTTTTACCTGTTGTTTCGATACTAAAGAACGAAGTTTGATGACCTTGCTTAGCGATATTCCATAACATATTCAAAGCAAAACCAGTTTTCCCAACACTAGGTCGTGCTGCTATTACAATTAATTGACTCGGTTCAAATCCACCAATCTTATAATCCATAAGTTGATACTTTGTTTTCACACGTTCTACTGGTTCATCACTATACAAATCTTCAACTAACTGCTTAGCATAGCGTTGCGTACCATCTTCTTTTTAGTTGCGATACTCGTTAAATCTTTAAGTTGTTCCACCATTTCATTAAATGTTTCTGGTGTAGCAGATCGTTTGAAGTCATCAGCAAGTTGGTTTGCTTTAATGATTTGATAATTCTGTAATAAATCTTGTTGGTATCTTTCGAAGAATCCATAACCAATAAAATCAGTTTTGTATAATTGACCTATGACATCATTGTTCAAAAATTCTTTATCCTTAATACTTTTCAGATATATCTCATTCAAATCGACTTTGCCTTGATCTAGGATATATTCCATGAACCCTTTAAAATGTTCGTCTTGGAACATGTAAGGTTTAATTCTTAATTTCTCTAGTAAGTCTGGTTTCTTTAATAGACTGGCAATGACTGTGCTTTCAATTTCGTATTGCTCATTAATCAATGTCATCACCTCTATCAAATTCTGCTACCTTACGTCTAAATTGTTCTAACGCCTGCTTACGTTGTTTAACATAGTCTGGGTCGTTAGCCATCTTCCACCTATGCAGCTTAGTTTCTTCATCTGGTTCATCATCTTTAAATGTCTTAGGAAACTTACGCATGATATTAGGTATCTTAGGTGGGTAAACGTTGCCATCTTTAATATATTTCTTAGCCATCTTCATTGATGGTTCGTAATCGCCATCTTCACATAAGAAGTTAATCCACAAATTGAATTTAGTATCATTCAATTCCATGTTGTATACATTGGCTAACATCTCAATGATTTCGAAAGCTTCTTTTTTAGTCATTGACATGGTTTATCCTCCCATTAATTCTTGACGTTTCCTTTCGAGGAAGTTGTCTGATTCTTTTTTAGGTTGCTTACTTTTTTTAGGCGCTGCTTTGGCCTTAGCTTTTTCTATAGTATTGATTCCTTCTTTATTCCAATTCTTTAATATAGATATTAGGTAAGGTATTCCTTTGTTCTTTTCTTTACAGTAATCAACAGCTATCTTAGTTATTTCATAAGCATCATCTTTTATCAGATTGATCTCATACTCTATTTCATCTATCTTCAATGGACTTTGAATCATCTCTAAATTATTACTAATGTATTCAAATATTTTTGTGGTCACGTCACTTGTTGTATTCTCTGTTGTAGTCTCTGTAGTAATCTCTGTTAAAGATTCTTGAGTTTCTTCGGTATCCATTCTTGAGTTTGTTAAGTTTCCATTCTTAAGTTTCTTAAGAATCCATTCTGAAACTTCTTTAGTATCGACTTTGTAATGTAAAGTCGGTGCGCCATTCGCTTTTTTTAGTGATGTTTCTACTAAACCTAGACTCTTGAGTTTATTGGTACCACGTCTAACTTGGTATTCTGATAAATACAATTCTTCATTCCATTCTTGATAAGATTTATAAAAATATCCATCACGTCTTTTAGTTCTGTCAGACCAATAAACCATTTGATTTAATAATGCAGCTGCCGGATAATCTTCTGTAATCTCTAAATAGATGACTGGAATTGGTATTACATTATTTTGACCACTGAATTTACTTATGACTGATGCAATATAATCTCTATTGTTCATTTACTTTCAGTCCTTTCAACATTCTGCTTAACTTCTCGTCTACATCCACCCAACTATCTGTTAAATGGTATTTATTGTTGAAGCTATTCATACCAATCGTGTGCTGCTCTTGATGATGTGAATGACATAATGCAAGCACCTTATTACCAAAGTGTTCAATCTTGCGTCTGTTACGCCCTCTACCTACTGCTTGATAATGTGCAAGTTCTGCATGTTTGCCACAGATAACACACTTTCTATTGATAGTAGCCATGTATAGAAACGTTCTATCATTCTTGATAAGGTCACTAGTTTTGTATCTAAGTGGTACATCATTTTCAAATATCCATTCGATTGCTACATCTATAATTTGACCAGCTACTTTACGTGAACAATCTGCTAGTGATATTCGATTCTCATAGGCGTGTAAGACACGAACATATTCTTGGAACACATTCCTCATATAATCTTGCGGTTGCCCTGTATGAGCTTCTATATCGTTCATAAGTGCGAATATCTTTCTGCGTTGCTTATCAGTTATTGTGTATGGATCATTGACGATTACATCAACTTCTAAATCCATACCGTTATCTAGTAATAATGTTTCTTTATTTCCTAGCTCTACACCTTCAATGACAACGGTAGTTGTACCGTCATCTTGAATGATGTAATTTTGTATCTTAGGCATTTAATCAGTCCAATCAGAACGGGAGATCGTCAGTATTGATATCTGCATTACCATTAGCAAAAGGGTTATCCTTAGCAGGTGCTTGTTTTGTCTTACCTTGCCCACTTTGTTGTTGAGATTGTCCGTTAGATTGACCTTTAGTATCTAAAAATTCAATACGGTTAGCTGTAATACGTACTACTGAACGGTTATTACCTTCTTTATCAGTGAATCTATCTTGTTTAAGTGTTCCGTCTACACCTATTTTTGACCCTTTTCCGCAATACGTATTTAGTAATTCTGCTGTCTTACCGAAAGCTACAATTTCAAAGAATGATGCGTCGTCTTTTTTATAAGGGTTTTCTACTGCCATTGAGAAGTTGATTACTTGTGTTTGTCCTGCTTGTTTAAGTTCTAAATCTTTCGTGATTCTTCCTGTGATTGCTACAATATTCATAATTATTCATTCTCCTTTAGTTTTTGAGCGTTGGCTCTGATTAGTTTGATGTGTCCTATTGCATCTGATTGACTTAATTTAGTTATGTCACCGATTTGGAATTTCTGTTTAACTTCATCTGGTGTGATTTCTGTACCTTTTACGGTTAATAAGTCTGTGAATCGTTGTATCTCATTCATTAACTCTTGTCGTAAATTTTCGGATTCGTCTGGTGCATCTTCACCGTGATAAATGTATAATCCGATTCCGTGTAATGCTGCTGCTTTTACGAAGGCACGTTTATAAGTTTTGTTTATTTGGAACATGTCAGCTTGTTTATATGGTACTGATTTGTTTTTGAAATCTAATACTGGTAATGTTTCGGTTTTAGTTAATCCTTTTAGTGTGATTGATACCGTTACGCTGTAACCTTCCGGACTTGCTAAATAAGGCACGAAGTATTGTTCGTTAGCTACTTCTGGATGCGGGTATTCATGTATCTTCATTTCATAGTTAGGGTCAATCTTCATCAACTCTTGGTGAGCGTATGACCATGCTAAGTAAGATAAACCTTGTTTCTTCTCAACGTGATCGTTCACGTTCATTGAGTTAAGTTGTTGAAATAATGTTTGTTCAGTCATATTCAATCTCCTTATATTTCGTTTGTTCAGTTACAACTTTTTTAATAGCAGTGTGTTCAGTCATATCAATGCTGGCATCTTCTAATCCGTTGAAATCTCTTGCTCTACTGCGATTGCGTGTGTAACTTGCATCTTCTGGTGTCATCGGCTTGTTTGATAGGTATAAGTCAAAAGGGCCATCTTTAACTTTGATTAGGTACGTAACAGTTTCTTTCATCTGTAACCAACCTTTCACTAGTCAATATGTTTTTCATCTGTCCAAATATTTTCATACCTTCATCTGTTGTATGATGTTCAAAGATGAATAGAGTTTCACGACTTTTGATACAAGTGTTTTTAAAATATGTGAGATTAACACCGAACTCGCCATCTTCAAATTGTTGGAGTGTCACACTACCTTCAATATCTGAGTGGATTAGTTTTTCGTTCAAATCAGATGCGATATTTAATAGTATGTGTTTATGCATTTGATTACCTCCTGTGTTTTGGGGTATACTGTTTGTATAAATTATTTGTAAACTTTCTGACTGTTAGGCGCTCCAACGCTTTTCAGTCTTTTTTTCTGTCTTTAAATAGTTAATCCAACTATCCCAAGCCATGTAGCTAAAACAAACGGCTACCCAGTAGATTAGAAACAAGTGGATAAAGTCTTTCGTGAATATCAAAGCTATGAAGAATACGACTACTGCTGTTGATAATGCTAGTAAACCTCTCATTTAATCTCTCCTCACATCCATTTTTTATTTCTAAGCTTTAAATACTCTCTCAACTTTTCAATATCGATTCGTGTCATGTTTGCAGATAAATCAAGGTACAAGTCTTTAACACCTAAATCATCTTCATCATAATCACGTAACCATCTGTAAACAGTTGATACTCCAACATCAAATATTTTCGCTATAGTTGGTGGTTTTCCGTATAGTGGGTAAAACACAACTTGATTAACATCTTCTACAACATTTTGTTTGGTTGGTAAATGTGTCATCTTAGCCACTCCTTTCTGGTATAATTTATTTATCTGTGTGCAAAGGGGGTGAATAATATGATTAGCATAATTTCTTTAATAATTTCATTTCTAATAATGGTTTTTACAGTTTGGAATTACACAAAAAACTGGTTGAATAGTCGCTTTCAAATCAAAATTAAAATCAATAAAATATACTGGGATACTGATGGATCTTTTGTTGCGAAATATACATTGGCAAACGAATCGTCTAATCCTATTTCTGTAACTGGTATAAAACTAAACAATGAACATGCTACTAATAATTTAATTAGTATTAACAAAACTAGAATCATTAATGAAAAACTTCCAATACATATTGGTGCTTATGGTGCGCTTGAAAATTTATCTTATTTCGAAGATCTAACTGAAACTTCAGACCTTACGTCATTTGAAATAACAATTTTTACTTCTCGTGGTGAGTCTAAAGATAGCCAAGAACTATCAGAAGATTTATTATTACCAATATCACAGATAGAATTATCGGAATGATTCCAAGTACATGATCTTTAAAATCCATAATGATTACCTCTTTCTTCTTAATTTTCAATGATTACACTAGTTCGATTTTAGAATTACCCTTTTCATCAATAGTTGTTCTGATGCCAGAACCACTAGTTTTTATATGATGTGAATCTTTAGTTCTAACGTAAATTTTCGGTTTCCCAACACTCTTAATCTCTTCCGCCAAGATGACGATTAGGAGTGTTATTTTTAATGCTTGTTTTAAATTCATTCTTAATCCTCCTTTAAATTGTGCTACGTGGTATAATTCTTTTATCTCCTATAGGAAGGAGGTGTTATTATGGCTAAACTTGAATATGTTATGAATATGCCACCTTCGTTTTGTCCTGCATGTGGACGTGAATTTAATTTTGATTCTTCTAAATCTACTAATAAATGCAGTAAACAAAGCTGTGGCACTAAAGTAAAAGTCAAATAACTTTTCTCCCTAGTAGTTGTTACAGCAACTGCTAGGTTTATTTAATTTCAAGAATAGTGTCAATAGATCTAGTTAAATCTAAAATCGTGTCTGCTTCGTTAGCGATTTGTATTTTTTTGAGTAGTGCGATAATCGTTTCTTCTTTTACTTTTTTTAGTTCTTTCATTCCGTTTCCTCCTATACATTCAATTTGTAAGTTGTTGCTACGCTGCCTATGAAAGTTACGACTAGTGTTATGATGAGTAATGTCATTTGAGTTCCTCCTATATTTCTATTTGTGATGATCTAACATCTTTAATAAATTGGATTGCTAAGTCTACATCTTTTCGTTTGATGTGGTTGTTAGGTGCATTACCTTTCATGCCTAAGTGTTTTTTAGTAGCTACTAGCAAACGACTTTTAACTTTTCCTAACTGATAACTGTATTCTTCTTTAGCTTTCTTATTAGCCACTGCTTGTTCGTACACATCGCCTACTAATAAAGTTTCTAGTGTCATTTGAAGTCCTACATTTTCAAGTGTTTTCTCTGATTTTGCTTTAACTGCAAACTTGATAGCGTCAATATCTTGTGGTGTAACGTACTCACCTTCGAATTTGTTATTTAAGGCTTCTAACTTTTCATTGCTTACTTGCCCTGTTGAGATAAGGTAATCTAATTTGTCACTTACTAGTTGTTCGATAAGTTGATTCATATCTTCTTTAGATGTAATTCCGTATGCTTGTGCGATTTCATTATGTTGTCTTTCTACTTTAATGAAGTAACCTCTAATCTTACGACCAATATCACTACGTTGAATCATTGAAATTTCTTTAGCCATGTCTAGTGTCATGATGTGGTCAAACTGTTCATAAGCACGCGCACTTTTTTGTGTGTGTACTTTTTCACTCGTAACAATATAATCTGTATTTTCTTCAAATCCATAAGAAACCATTCTGTCCAACCATTGTTTATATGGTGTTTGAATTTCCAATCCTCTGTGTAATTCGCGTCCACTTACTGCGACTGTTCCGTCGTCGTTACGTTTGAAACTGAATAATGTTTGTAATTCGTTCAATTTGCTTTTCCTCCTTAATTTATTCGATTATCATCAACTAAAACGTATTTAAAATACGATTCATCTTTTAAAAAAATAATCTCATCGATTGAGACTTCTAAAGATTTAGCTATTTTAAAAGCGTCTTTAGGTCTAATAGCATCTGGATTGTTCTCCCAGATATTATACGTTGATGGTGAAATACCAATCTTTTTTGCTAATTCTGGTTGAGTATATTTCTTTCTAGATCTCCACTCTTTTAATGTGAGACCTGTTCTCGTATCCATCATTTTTTGCACCTCCTTATCTCAAGCTCTGATTAGAGTATATCGAATTATAAATGCGATTGCAAGTGTTTTTGATAAAAAGTTTTTGTTTTTTCGTAATTATTTTTCGATTAAACGTATTTTAGATGTTGCAATTACGATTTTTCATAGTATAATAATAAGTATAAAAACATTATATATATAAGGAAGGTGAACGAAATGACTTTCAAAAACACTATTAAAGAAATTCGATTGAACAATAGATTATCCAAAGTGGAAATGGCTAAAAAACTTGATGTTTCTGAGGGAACAATAAGAATGTGGGAAAATGGTAAAAACGAACCTAGAATGGGAATGATTGAAAAAATTGCTAATCTATTTAATGTTTCTAAAGGTTACCTTTTAGGAGAGATTGAAGAATCTAACTTACCAGAATTCGATACAGAAATTGAAATACCATATTACGGAAAGGTTTCTGCAGGAAATTTTGAAGAAGTGACTATTGAGAACGAAAGTATTAAAACTCCATCTTCTGTATACAATGGACGCAAACCTAGCGAATGTATAGCTTTGCAAGTTAATGGTGATAGCATGAACAAAGTACTTTCTAATGGTTCTTACATAATTGTACATGATTATAGAATGAATCAAGATTATAAATTGAATAGTAATGATATTCTTGTTCTGCGTCTCGGAGGTGAATATACAGTAAAACGTGTAAGACGTACCGAAACTAAATTGCATTTAGATCCAGCAAGTTATTCAGATGAGTTTAAAACAAATTCTTTTGATTTAAATTCTTTAGATGAAATAGAAGTCATAGGTAAAGTTATTTATAATTATCAAGTATTTGAATGATAGCGTCCTTAGTGGCGCTTTTATATAAAATTTATTATTAAGGAGAATGTGAAATGAAAAAGGTAATATTTTTATTATTAGCAAGTTTTTTAGTATTAGCTGCATGTGGTCAAGAGGAAAGTAAATTGGAGGATAAGAAAGAAACTAAAGCATCTGATAAAGAAAGTAATAAAGACGATAAGAAAAAAGATGAAGATAAAAAATCAGATGAAGAAAAAGACAAATCGGATGATAAGTCTAATGAAGAAGTAGCGAACGAAGAACCACAATCACAAGAACAACAAATCACTGAAGAACCTGTGCAATCACAAGAGCAAGTGAATACTCAAGAACAACAACCTGTTCAGTCGCAAGAGCAAGCAACTGTTGCTGAAGAACAACAAAAACCTTCAGAGTATGAAGATATGCCTAATGGGGATGCAATGTTCGATATGCCTGGTTCAGCTGACGGTTATTATTCAAATGACCAATTAGACCCTGACACGGGATTACCTAAAGATGATGCTGTGCCACATAAAAATGGTGAAGGTCCATTGGCTGAAAGTGAACAGGAAGAAAGTGATTGGGTAAAAGGTCAAGATGAATGGATGAACGCAAGTGAATCGGAAAGAACAGAAATTAGAAAAGCAGACGCTGAGAAATATGGGTATGAATATGACCCTAGCGACTATGAATAATTCCACGGGCATTTTACTATGCCCTATGTATTTTTATAAGGGAGAATAAAAATGAGAATCATTAAACATTTAAGAAAACAAAAGAATTTGTCACGTAAAGAGTTTATCGATAATTACAACAGTTTGTATGGTATGAATTTGGGAAGATTCAACCTTTTACTTATTGAAAATGGATACAAGAAAATATCACCTCGTATGGTAAGTAGCTTTGCAGAGTATTATGGCGTGTCGAAAGATGTAATTAGAGACAACGAGGAAATAAATTAATTCAAGGGCACTCCCGTGCCCTATATATTTTAAAATAGGATAAACACATATGCTGAACTTTATGGAGACATAAAGAAGCCACCGATAAAAAACGGTGGCGATAACATAATTGAGTATTGGAACTACTACCCAAGAGAATTCTATTTCATTATTATCTAGCGATATAACAAAAGGTATTGGAGAGATGGCTAACATGAAATTCAACTTTGACCCAACAGATTTCTCTACTTCTCGTATAGATGTACCTGAATTTAATTCGTCAAGTGTTTCGCTACCTGGTAATTGAATTGCCCTTCTATACAGTAATGTATAGTTTGCATCGGGTGAATTCAGAGAAAACCTAAGTCATAAGATATGGTGACTTTGAGCCAAGCCTTTTATAAGGAAGGTGCAACGCATAGTTTCTGAAATAACGAAACCACGAGCGCCCGATATCCTATTCACACCAATTATAACATATACCTATAGATTAATCACTTTTTCATAGTTTTTTTCTATGGGTATATATTTTTATCTTTTTTAGGAGGAATAACCTATGTGGAGTGAACAATTCAAAGATAAAGAAGGCAAAACTAAATATCGCTACTACGAGAAGTATAAAGACCCTTACACAGACAAATGGAAACGTGTGAGTATTGTTATGAACAAAAATACTAAAGCTTCTCAAAAAGAGGCTGTGTTCCAATTAGACGATAAGATAAAAAGCAAGTTGTCTACTAGTACTAATAACAATTTAAAATCATTAACGGTTCACAATTTACTAGATGAATGGTTTGATTATCATAAAAATACTTCTGGTTTAAAAGTAACAACTCTAAATAACTCTAAAGTTCGACTGAATAATTTAAAAAACAATATAGATGAGTATACATTAGTTTCAAAGTTAGACGTAAAACATGTTCAAAAACTAATCAATACATTATCTGAAATTTATTCAGAAAACCAAGTTAGACGACAACTCAATGATATGAAAAAAGCTTTAGCGTATGCAACGAAATTTTACGGATATACTAACAAACACATGTTAAATGATGTGGAAGTACCCAAGAAGGCTAAAACACTAGAAGATATAGAAAAAGAAGAACAAAAAATATATAACTATCTTGAAATGAATCAAGTGTTAAAAATACGTGATTTTATATTAACAAAAAAACATTCTGACAAGAGGTTAAATTTATTTGTAGCTAGCTTAATAGAACTACAAGCACTTACTGGTATGAGAATTGGAGAAGTTCAAGCATTACAAGAAAAGGATATCGATTTTCAAAATAAAACAATAGATATAAACGGAACAATTCATTGGATTAAATATGAAAATGGATATGGATATAAAGACACAACTAAAACTAGAGGTTCAAGAAGAACGATTTCTATTAATAAACGTGCAGTTGAAATCTTAAAAAAAGTAATATTGGAAAATAAAAAATCTGCACATTGGGAAAAAGATTACATTGATCGTGGTTTTATCTTTACTACAAGATTTGGAAATCCATTATATTCTCATAAAGTAAACAAATTATTATCAGATACTGTGATTGAATTAGGTATTAATAAAAAAGTAACATCCCATACCTTCAGGCACACCCATATAAGTATACTCGTTGAAATGAATGTATCACTCAAAGCAATTATGAAAAGAGTTGGACATACTGACGAAAAAACAACGATTCAGATATACACACATGTAACAGAAAAAATGGACAAACAGTTAACCGAGAAGTTAGAAAACATTCCCAATTAA